TCTTTAACCAGTTCTCTATTGTAAAGTTTCTTTTTAGTTGGTGAATAAACAAAAGTTTTTTCATCTACTAATTGTAAAAAATCTTTATCGGTATAAACAATATAACATTCATCTTCTTCAGCAAGAACATGTCTAGCTATGTGTCCGATAACATCATCTGCTTCAATACCATCATATATCATTGTAGTAATTGGTAAACTATCTAACAAGTCTACTAACCACACAAATTGTCTTTTCATTGAAACCTGCTCATCTTCTTCACTCATCATTTCAGGATATTGACGATTAACCCTAAAACGATTCTTACCTCTATCAGCTTTATATCCTTCAAATAATTCTTTCCTACCTTTAGAACCACCCTTACCATCAAAAGTAAGGATAACTCTAGTAGGATTGAATTGCCGGATTTGATATCCGATTGAATTTAATGAACCAATAACTCCACCCGTATGGTCACCATCCTCATTCATTGTAGGATTAGTAGTCCAACTACGGATGAAGGTATTGAGTCCATCTATGATAAGAACTCTACTATTCCTTACCCTATGGGCGTTTGATTCATGCTCTGTCTCAACTTCATTGAGTAATTTTTTGTATAAGTCTTTCATATTGTTTTGTAACATTTATTAATCACCTATTACCTCTGAATCTGTCACCAAATTATCAGTATCAAGTGAATCTTTTTTGTATTGTAGAATAGTTCCTTCACAAATCCTTTTATAGATTTGTTCTTTAACTTCCTGGTTGTTTTCTAATGTGGAAGGAAAATCTTTCGATTGAAACTTAATGATTTCACCAGTATCAATATCAGTATATTCATACCATGCACCACTTTGTTTAACAATACCATTATCCTTCATCATTCCTAACCAAGCACCATAGTTATCAATTCCTCTGTCAAAGAAGATATCGAAATCGGCGGAACGTAACGGAGGTCCCATCCTATTCTTTATTACTTGACAACGAACTTTAATACCTACAATTCTATCGTTACCATTTTCTTTAGCTTTAATCGTTCCCATACTCTTTAATCTCAAACGAACCGATGCATGGAAAGCAATTGCTTTACCACCAGAAGTTGTCCAAGGGTCAGAGAATGGCATTGCGTTCATCTTCTGTCTTAATTGGTTTGTGAAAACCAAAGTGATTTTCTGTCTACCAATAAGATTTGTGATTTTACGCATTGCTTTGGAAATGATAATTGCTTTATCCGTAGCGTAACCATCCTTACCATAATCAGCTTCCATCTCCTTTTCAGTTGATGCTGCTGCTACTGAATCCACAACAATTGTTACATACCTATCTTTCGATGAAACTCGTACCTTTTCGATAATAGTTTCGGTATATTCAAAACATTGTTCAACAGTCTCAGCTGTTACATAAAGTAATTTGGTTGTATCTACTCCAATGGCTTCTAAGAATTCTCTACTTACGGCATTTTCAGTGTCAATCAATACAGCGATACCACCTAACTTTTGTGTTTCGGCAAGTAAGTGAGCTGATACTAATGATTTACCACTTTGTTCTAATCCAGTAATTTCGGTAATTCTACCAACAGGCAAACCTCCATAAGGTCTATTAGAGATTGCCACATCCAACATTGATGCTCCGGTTGATACCCAACCTTCTACGTTTGTAGGGGAGTCATTGTTGTCCAAAAAGAATGCTATCTTTTGGTCTTTTGCTTGTTTGTTTAGGGAGTCCGCTAGCACTTCTGCTAAGTCTACTTCCTTAGTTGCTTTCGCCATATTAACTTATTTATTTTATGAATTGAAAAGGTCATCAAAAGCTGCTGCCACATCATCAACTTTCTTAGGTGCTGCTGCGGGTGTTGCTGGTTTTGATGGAGTTGTATCAAATGGGGCTTCCTCATCTTTAGCCGTTGATGAAAGGGTTTGGGCAGATGCCGATACCTCATCATCAGAAGTTCCAGATGGATTTAACCAACCTTCTAATACACTTTTCAATTCTGCATAAGTTAATTCTGAATAAAGTTCAGTAATTTCCTTTTGGGAATTTAAAAATTTATCCGTTTCTTCTTTTGAAGTTGCCATTGGAGTTTCCTTTGGTTTAACACGGATTGTTGTTACAGGGTAAGAAGTACCACTGTCTTCAGCCGATACTACTTCAACAGTAATATCTCTACCTTCATTTGGGTCAGTAATATCACCATAATCAGGATCTGCCATATAACCAAGAATCTCTTGATATACAGTTTTACCAAAGCCCCAAAATTTTACACCTTCACCTTCTTCACCTCTTACCAATACTGGTACGAATGTTCTAAGTTTCGGCTCCATTTTTTTAGCAGCTTTCCAATCTTCCTTATCACCCATTCTTTTAAGTTTGTCAGCAAACTCAACAATTGGGTCAGGTCTACCGAATGACATCGGAGATAGATAAGTTTTGTTGTTTACGTTGTAGTGAAAGTACAATTCAATGAAAGGATTCTCTTTGTTGAATTTGTAAGGGACCAAACGAATAGTGTGTTTGCCCGGTGCTGGTTTCCAAAGTTCTACAGTTGTTCTTTGGGTGTTTTGCAGTTTGTTAAGTCTGCTCTTAATTGCGTCTAAATTAATAGCCATGTCTTTTAAGTTTTAAGAGTTTAAGTTTTAAAACATACGTTTTAAGGTTGGATTATAGTGTCTTTCCTACACTTCCGTTACACATATAAATATAATGGAAACACAAATATACGAAGAATACCTGATATTTCCAAA